TTGTATATTCTCTTAAAATTCTTGTACCTTCTTGAGTTGTTATGTTTTGCTGTGTTAAAACACCAATATTATCTGGTATTAATTCATTTAATCTTCTTAATGCTGATGCTTGCTGCTCTTTGGTAGATACATCTGATATAGCAGTTGCTACAAGTAATTGCAATGTTGTACGTTGCTTTTCAAAATCAAGCAAATTTGACTTTACAGAATCGTTGTATTTATCTAATGACTCCTTTGTTTTTTTATTAGCTTCTGTTAATTCATCTGCTCCCTTTTTAGCTTTAAAGAATCCGCTTTGAGCCAATACAGTAAGTAAACCAGTTGCAACAGAGACGGCTAACCCAAGCCCACCAGCACCAATTAATGATCCAGCCAATGCCTTTAATGCGCCGCCAGTGCTGCCCGTTTCAACTTTTAATCTTTGGAATGATTCAAGTAGTGGGTTAATGTTGTTTTGAATACCGATGAACCCGAATGGAGCATCTTGAGCAATACGGCCCAAGTTTACCAATGATTGCCCTGCTGTGTTTGAACCTTTTGTAAGCCCCTTCGCTAAAGTACTATCAAGTTTGCCAGCCTCCTTTGCCGTTGATGCCAATTCTTTCTGTGCGCCTTTTAGCCCTTTATCAAGGCTAGCACCTACATAATTAGCTTCGACCGTGAGTACTTCAACTGGCATTTGTTCTTATTTTATAGCGTTTCTTAATATTTTCTATTCTTGTTGCATCCATTTTATCAACCAGTTTGCCATCGCTACTTAATGGCCAAACTTTATCAATGCTACCAAGTGCCTTTGTGCCTACATTACTGGCTGCTATGATGTACGTTGAAAATCTTGTAATCAACATATCTTCTTGCCTTTTAGCAAAATAGCCCTTGCTGGCATAGTAAAATGCTTCTGGGCTACTTGTGTAATATTCACGCTCTGTCCAACCTAACCAGCCTAAGGCTGTTTCAAAGTTTTCTTTGATTCCTTCAAAAGCTTTTTTTTTGCTTCTGCTGGCGTTTGTTCTTCAATCGTTTGCTTTGCCAAATCTAAAAATTGCTTCCACTCGTTCATAGCCTCAAAAGCAGCTACAAACTTTTGCATATCTTCTACTTCTAATGATGTAATAAAAACCCCTGCTTCACGCCACGTTGGTAATTCAATACCATCAAAGTAAGCAGATGCCTTCATTGCCCCGTACATTGCCGCTTGATTGCTGCTACCCGCTAAGTTTTCCCAATCCACTTTCTTAACGTACTCATTCCAGCAGTAATTGTCAAACCTTAAACCTTGCTCTTTTATCTTAATAAACATCAAACTTTGAATTTAGATATGCTTCCATATTTGTAATATCGTTTGCACTAGGCAATGCTGTTGCAATTGCAACGTAAGCAATGTATTTATCACCCTGCCCAAACATATTTAATGTCGATGCAGCTGGTGTGTTAAATACAGATTCAACATCTTCGGTGCCGTTGTTAATAGCCAACTTTAAATTGCTTACTCCGATAACCAGTCTAACAATATGATAAACATTATCAGCAGCGGCAACGCCAGCCAAGCCAGAACCTAAAGCAGATGCACAAATTGCACCCGGTATTGCAATGTTATGCCTTTTAATCTCAAATTCAGAACCAGCCTGCATAAAGTTTGTAACACCAGAACCAATTGAAATATCCGCTGTTGTTTGCTTTACCACCGCCCAAATTACACCACCTGCTGTAAGTGCTGGCAATGCGTTTGTTGCAGAAATAAATGTGCCATAACCTCCAGTGAACTTGCTATGAATTGCAGGCAATGAATTTACTTCTGCTGCTACAAGTTCAAGCGGGTTGCTGGGGTTTGCCAATGTCAAATTCTTTCCGTTCCCAGATTGATCTGCCCATGCTGTTACAGATGTTGTACCCGTAACGCCTTGCGCTGCGTCATAGATAGCCCACAACCCAGGCAAAGACTGGGGTAGTCAGCTTCCTTCTACTGTACGAACTGGCACACCACTCAACTGCAAAGTACCGCTGAATGTTGCTGCACCATCGTTAGGAGCATCCAAAGTTAAATCACTCAACAAAGCATTTGTGCCAGTGTAGTAGTAATCGCCATCAACGGGATTCTCTGGGCCGAATAACCACGCAACACGGGTATCATTCTCGAAGATGTCGTTTAAATCACCTTCTGAAAGTTTACCAACTGAAGGATCTAACTGGACTGTTCCTTCAAGCGCAATTGTACGATCTTTAACGCCGTTTATTTTTTCAGTTCCGCACTTACTAGACGCATCAATTACGTTAGCTGTACGAGTAAAACTGTTATTTGTAAGGCATACAACAATACCGTAACTTGCACCCGTATTTAGGGTATCAATCAACAATACTAAGTTTTTGCCTTCTGCTGTTCTTTGTGCCATTGCATTTTATTTTTTATAAAGTTAGTAATTTATTAAATGTGAAAAAATTAAATTTCTGCTGACAAACTTTCTGTTTGCCAATACTCCGTAATCAATATCATTGGAACCGTTTAAAGTTGTTGTAACTATCTGTATTCCATCCGCTTGTAATGTGCTTTGCGGCGTTGGCATTATAATCTGTAATATCTGCCCTGCAATGTAGTTTAACTCCTTTTTATTAACGTATTTTGTTTTCCAAGTGTTTATGGTAATCTGCACCCTTGCATCATGTCCAGTGCAACCTTTGTTACTTGCATCGGTATCTGATACATCAGTTATAACAATGTATTCAGATGCTAGCAAATCGTCTGGTTCTTCGCCCTCGTAAACTTCCACTACTGTTGATAGCTGATTAACCACGTTACCTTGTAAGGCTGTGTAATATGCTTTAATTAATGGGTTGTTTATATCTTTCACTGAAATATTTTATTAAAATCTGATTGCAATTTAGGCAAATTATCTTTTACGGCTTCATACAAAAACTTCTTTGGCTTTATTCCGTTTTGCAATATGTTAATTGCTATCCAATACGCCGCTTGTTGTTGTTTGTCTAATGATGATGCAGAATTACTAAAATTGCCAGACTTTGTTAAATCTGCGCCAACTCCGTTACGCTTTGCCCAAGCCATTATAGCCTGTATAAATTCATCAAAAGTGCCTTTGCCCGTTTTACCTCTAAATGTAGCTGCGTATGTTCGCCATTCTTGCGGCAATGTTCCAACATAAGCGGCTGCAAATTTGCGAGTGCCGAACTCTTGATAGGCTGCGTAATCTGTTGCAACGGTTATTTTTACTGTAAATGTTTTATTGTCAAATACAGCATTTATTGATGATCTTAATTTACCATCATCATCTGGCGCATTACGCTTTGCCTCTGTTTCAACCCTTGTACCAAAATCAACTAGCGCAATCTTTGCGTTTTTGTTTGCATCGGTAGCCAACTTTTCTACATCCTTTACAGCTTTGTCAAAGCCTTTTAGCTTTATCGTTATCATGCCGCTGGCGTTGTTTCGTTAGTCAATACCCAATCGGAATCCGCTTCGCCAGCTACTTGTGATTTAACACGGTAGTAATACGTTTCTTCTGGGAATAATAGCGTATCACTATACGATGCAGTTGCACCGCTGTAAATCTCAACCCAGGCATCGCCGTTATCGCCTCTGTTTGATTCTACAACGTAATTATCTGCACTACCGCTCCAAGTTAAATCAATCTGCGATTCATCAAATGCAACCGCCGCAAACGCTGTTGGTGCTGTCGCAATTGTTGGCGTTGCTAAATTCAACACATCTGCAAGCCTAGCTAATACCCAAATACCGTTTTGCAGCAATGGTAATTGCTCAAACCCTGTTAAAGGTTCCGCTTCTCCTAATGTGTTTAAATCTACCATTATGATGATGTTTCTGGCACCGTTATTTGTTCATCAACTTTGCTGCATCTTGCAACCTCGAAATGTTTAAACCCTTCGTTGTTTATGCTGATATTTTCAATCTTCATTACAACGCCCTCGTATAATATGTAGTGGTTGCTTTTGGTTGGCTCCGAAGGATAGTAACGCATTGTAATTTTATAATTGTATTGCCATTGCGTTTGGTTTTGCGTTACACCATTTGAACCAGTCCTATCTTCAATCATTGCCCACTTTGCCCATGAACGCACAACAGTATTATCAATGCCGCCTTGGTCGTTTTTAACGCCTTTGCATTCTACTATTAATATTCGGCGGTTCATGTTTACCATACCCTTCTAATTGGGTTTAAAATCATTTGGGCAATAGGGCCAATATTATCAACCGCTTGCGCACGGTTGTCATACAAATAGAATATTGCATTCAATAAAGCGGTTTTTAATTGCGCTGGCAGCACTTCATAGCCTGCTGTATATTCTACAGTCATTCGGTGTAAAGTAGGCGTAATAATCTGCTTAAACTTGCTACCCGATATTTTTAGTTCAACTTCATTATCTTCATCATCAAAACCAGTTATAAGTTCACTTGTTACTGGCCCCAATGAAAGATAAAAACCGCCATTGCCGTTATTTATCACAGCCGTAATTTCACGATTCACAAATCCGATGTTTGAGTAATCTTCGCACATTTCACGGGCCGCAGTAATCAGCGTTTCAATTAGTGTATCATCATCATTAAAATCAATTTTGCAGAATAGCTTTACTTCTTCAAGTGTTACGGGTTCTGTAAAGCCTCCACTCGGTTCAATCCAGCTAATATCTAACTGCTGGTTATAAGACAAACCAGAACCAGTTAGCAAAATTCTATCTTCATTTCTGCGGTAATCCATTTTAACTAATTTAAAAAGCCCGCCCGTTAAAGAGCAGGCTTTTATTTACTAAACAATCAAACAAAACTATGATGCGTTACCAAAATCACCGTAGATGAAGTAGTTATCACCGTAAATCGGGAATGCAACTCTTTCTTCGATTCTCACAGTAACCATGTTCTCACGAACATTGATACCATCTTCGTAGAAGAACTCAACCCTTGGCGCTTCACGCAAGATGAAGTTTGCACCCATTGCCCAATCACCAACGATGAACTTATCAACTGCAATTGCAGTGCTTCTGAACACTGGAACACCAGCGATGAACATTTGATCACCAACACGGCTAATCAATTCAGTAGGCAAGTTGTACAAACCAGCAACTGAACCAGTTGATTTAGTAAGCCAGATACGATACCAATCAGCAGGGTTCAATAAGATGCCATTTGCTTCTCTGTCGTAACCTTCAAGCTGTGCAACTGCACCAACTAATTGCTCAACATCGATTGTGTAACCGCTGTTTGGGGCAGTAAAGTTGCCAGCATCAGTGATACCGCTTAACTGTGGTGAAGTACCAGTACCGTTCAATAATTGGTTATCTTCAGCGCGAAGTAACAACTCTGGCAAACGGTTCTGTAAAAAGGTAGTCATTCCAGTTACATCATCAAGCATATTGCGAGATATACGCAACCATCCAGCGATCCATTCGGCCTTAACGCTAACCTCTTGCAAAGCAAGTTCAATCTGCGGCTTCAAAGTTGCTTCTGCAACTGGGGCAATTGAACCAGAACCAGCAACTTCTTTAACGTAATCAAAAGTGCTTTTTGCACCCATATTACCACCAGTCAAAAGCTGGCGAATGTGCAATTTACGCTTAGGCAATTCAATGATGCCTGGGCGAGGAAAAGCAACTGAAGTACCAGCAGTACTAAAAGAAGTTGCAAAACTCATATCTTTCATTTCAAAAGATGTAGATTGCCCTTTCTTCAATGTGGTAATTTCGCTTGCTTTCTCGTTGATGTTTTCGCTCAACAATTCAGCAAATGACTTTGTAGAAGGAGTAGCTGTACCACTGTTGCGATCTGCTTTTACTCTCGCTTGTACAATATCAAGTGCTTTGATGGTCGCTTCTAAACGATCACCGATTGTTTTCAATTCGGCTTCTTTAGCCTCTTTTGCTTCCAAAGTAGCAGCTTCAATAGCGGCAATCTTTTCGTCAAAGTTTTTAACCTCATCTGCACCTTTCAATTCGATAACTGCTTTAAGCAAATCGAATGACTTTTGCATATCGGCTGGTTCTTTAACTTCAAATTCGTTGTAAGCCTTTTCAGCTACTTCAATAGCGTTTTTTCTGGCTTTCTTTTCTGCTTCTAATTGAGCAGTAGTTTTCTTTTCCATTTTATAAATAATTAAGTTGTTTTTAATTTTGTTAGCCATCCTTGCCATTTATCCGGATCAGTAGGCGGTGCTGGCTGATTGGCCTTAATATCAAGTATGTATTGTGAAAGTTGCTTTGAGTGCAACAATAACATTTCAATTGTTTCATCTGTAGCAGT